GTGCACCACTTCAGCCTACACCTAATGGTGTTGCAAGAAATGCAACAGATATAGCAGGCAAAGAACGTAATGCACTTGATCAAGACATACAATCTGGTGCAGATTTTGAGATTAACAACCGTGTTAGTAGTAGCAATGCTGCTAGAGTTGTCGATCCATTTGACGGTGAAGATGGTTTTTACGAAGATACTCCTGTTACAAGTAATACAGTAAACAATGCTAGAACACAGCAAATAGCAAGAGATCAACAGGATAGCACAGTACCAACTATTACTGACAACAACCCAACTCAAAGCGAAGATTGGGCTAGAAGATACAACGCTTATCCTGACGGAGCAATATAATCGATGGCAATAGATATTACAAGACAAGGCAGCAAAGGCGGTGATCCGCAGTATGATACCAGTAATCTCAGAGGCGTTAGAGAAGAACGTGGTGTTGTAACAGGCATTGTCAAGGCAAACGTACACGGTTCGCACATGGGTGTTATAAAAGTGTGGATTCCTAATTTTAGCACTGACGAAACAGATAAGTCGCAATGGCGCACAGTTAGATATTGTACCCCTTATTATAGCAGAGCAGATAACAATGGTCCTCTTAACACTTATCTTAGTACCAAAGTACCTAGTGGTTTTGTAACACCTCCTCCGGATATTGGAACTACAGTTTTATGTTTTTTTGCTGACGGAAAAAATGCAGAAGGCTATTATTTCGCTTGTGTGCCTGATACATTTATGATGCAAACAGTTCCAGAAGCAACAAGATCTTCTGATGGCACTCCAGCTGGTGAGTTTAATGATAATCCAACTGGCGCCAGAAATGCTAAAACAGTTGACAATTTTAAAAAACAACCTAGACCAACTGACTTTTTACACAAAGTTATCTTCGTCAGCAAGGACTAAATGATGACAGTGTAAGAGGAATTAACAACAGTGGGTATATGCGAGAATCACCAAGTGAACTTATTGGTATTAGTTCAAAAGGCAGACGTATTACTGAACAAGGCGCTGACTTTTTAACAACATACAATGCACAGGTTAAAAATCCTGACACTGCAGATAAAAAAGTTGTAGATGGACTGCTTGGTCCTTATGCCAGACGCAAAGGACACAGTATTACACTAGATGATGGCGATATTGATGGCAACAGCAACCAAATACGTTTGCGAACAAGCACAGGGCATCAACTGTTATTAAATGACAGTGAAGGTATTATCTATGTTGGCAACAGTACAGGTAATGTGTGGATAGAACTTACTGACAAAGGCACTATGGATGTTTATGCTATTGACAGTATAAACTTTCGTAGTAAGAACATTAACTTTCATGCAGACGGAAATATAAAGTTTCACAGCAAAGGTTATACACAAATCGTTAGTGAGCAGCAACTTGCACTTGAAGGCAAAGCAGAACTTACTGCATTCAGTGAAGGCGAAGTTGGAATTAACGGCAAAAAGAATTTGCACTTGCACACAGACAGCGAGTTGTTTGCAACTAGCACTGGCGCAAGTTATTATAATGCCGGCGGTAATATAAGTGTAGCAGGCAGTTTGGTGTTGTTGCAAGGACCAAAGACACAAGCAAAGCAAGCAAAGAAAATTAATGCTACACAAAAAGAAGATACCACTTATGATCCAGAACAACGTAAATTTGTTTTAGATGAGGAACAGTTATTAACAACTACTGTGGATAGAATCACTATGCACGAACCGTTTCTTTATCATAATATTATAACTGCAGGCACTGCATACAGCGGCGGATTATCAGGTGCTAGTGGAAGCCCAACTGGCGGATATAGTATAGTTCCACAGGCTGTAGCAGTGCCAACCGCTATATCAGACCCAACAGGCGGGCTTGGGCCAGGCGGTGCAGGCGGCTTTGCTGGAGTGTCGAGTTCAATTAGCGGCGCTGTGAGTAGTTCACCTGTTAGTGCAGCATCTTTCGGCGGCGCAACAAGTGCGTTTCAAGGCGCAGATTTCGGCAGTTTTACCAAAGACATCAGCGGAAAGATCACAGGACTGTCAAGCGAGCTGCAAGCAAAACTTCCAGGTGCTGTAGCAGAGTTTAACAAAGTACTTCCGCAGGCACAAGACCAATTGAAAACTGTGCTTAACAGTCCTGCAATAAACAAGTTTCCTATTACAGATATGGTTAAGCAAGTTAACACGGGATTTAGTGTTGGTGCATTGGATAGTATAGACACAACAGCACTTAATGCTGCAGTTGTGAAACAAGCAGGCAGTTTAAACAACCCTCAGTTTGTGGATAGTATAACAAAAAGTGTTGGTAAGTTTGGTGTTAACGTTGATCAACTAAAGAAGCAAGGCTTTGTGCGTCCTGAAGCAGTGTTTAACGATCAATTAGCAGACCCGAGTATATGGACAGGTAAAGCAGGAGCTACAAGCCTTAACAAGTTCTTAGGTAACGAAGGACTGCAAGAAAGTGTGCAGCAGGCTGTGACTGCAGACGAATATCAAACCATGGTTAACAGTGGTGCTATTAAACTCACAGACGGCAAAGAAGAAATCATCAGTATGCTTACTGCAAGTAATGCCGCATCTCCCGAAGTTGTAAAACAAGTAAGAGAAGGCTTTAGTAATATCGAAGGTGTGTTGCAAAACACAACTAATATTCCTAGTGGTGCAGACGTTGCTAGTGTTGTAAAACAAAACATGCAGGTTGGCGCAGCCGCAGCAAAACGTGCTGAACAGATCAAAGCAGATCAAGTTGCAACTACTAAACCTGCTACAACAGTAACAACAACCACTACGCCTACAAGCACAGAAACAACTACTACTACTGTGACAGGCGGTGAAGCAACAGTAACACAGGATGCTACTATTGTAGGAAAAACAACTACAGGTAAAGCATATGATCCTTACGCAGTCTACGGACCTAATGCTGGTAAAGCAAAACAATACGATGATTTAATTGCACAGTTGGAAACAAAACAATTTGAAGGCTATCTGTCTGGTAATGCAGTAGACCTAAGAGACAGCATAAAAGAACTATATGCGTTAAAAGATGCACTAAGAGTAGAGTAAATACAATATGGCTATAGCAACATACAAAGGATTCAGCACAGTAAACAACAACTTTGCCAGTTCAAAGTTAACTGACACTGATTTAATTAAAAGAGATTTACTCAATCACTTTGCTATTCGCAAAGGTGAAAAACTTATGAATGGCGAATTTGGTACTAGTTTGCGTGATCTAATCATGGATCCGTTAACAGATGAAACCAAAGCAATTGTAATTCAAGAAGTAAATGCTGTTATCGAAAATGATCCTAGAGTGCGCAGCGAAGGTATTACACTAGACGAATACGAAAATGGACTACAAATTGAAATGTCTGTTAGATATGTAATCGACAATCAAGTTGAAAATCTTGTAGTACGCTTTGACAGGCCAGATAACGCAGCAATATAATATACATACTTTATTCTGCAAATAAATACTGCAATAGAATAGGAATGTTAAAACATGGCTGCTAGTACAAGACAATCAAACTTATTTGCTGCTGAAGATTGGAAGAAAGTCTACGAGACCTTCCGTGAAGCAGACTTTCAGAGTTACGATTATGAAACCATTCGTAAGAGTATGGTTGACTATTTGCGTAATTATTACCCAGAAGATTTCAACGATTTTATTGAATCAAGTGAATATATTGCACTGATTGATTTGATTGCATTCCTAGGGCAAAGCCTTAGTTTCCGTGCAGACTTAAATGCTCGTGAAAACTTCCTTGAAACAGCAGAACGCAGAGACAGCATCCTACGCTTGGCTCGCATGCTTAACTATTATCCAAAGCGTCAACAAATTGCTAGAGGCTTGCTTAAAGTTGCTAGTGTAGAAACAACAGAAGCAATCACTGACAGCAATGGCAACAGCCTGCGTGACACAGAAATTGTTTGGGGCGATACTACAAACAGTGACTTTTTAGAACAGTTTACCACAGTGCTTAACGCAGCAATGGTAAACACACAACAATTTAGTAATCCAAGTTTAAAAACAACTGTAGGTGGCATTAATATTGAAGAATATCAGATTAAACTAAATCCGGGCACTGTTCCAATTTATGATTTTAAAACCACAGTTGGCACACAGAACCTAGACTTTGAACTAGTCAAAGGCACTTACAGTGGCACAGACTATTTGTATGAAGTAGCACCGCAGCCTAGTAGCACAACAAACATTCTTTATCGCAATGATAACAGAGGCTTTGCTAGTGCTAATAACGGATTTTTCTTTTACTTTAAACAGGGCAACTTGCAGAGTGCAGACTTTAGCATTGGTGAAAAACTTCCTAACCGCACAGTGGAATTGGATGTTAACAATGTTGACAACAATGATGTTTGGTTGTATCAGTTAGATGATGCTGGCAGAGAAACCACACGCTGGGAAAAAGTGCCAGCAATTAGTGGCAACAATGTTATCTACAACAGTTTAAGTGCAAACAACAAAAACTTGTTTACAGTGCGCAGTCGTGCAAACGAT